TTGGCCTGACGCCTGCGCTGTTCAGCAACAGCAACACGTTTTACACCCCGACCGTTGCACCAGGTCTTGTTGGCCTGACGCCTGCGCTGTTCAGCAACACCCATGCGTTCTACGCGCCGACGATAGGCGGCGACCCCGCGCCAAGCGCTGGCGTGTCCAGCGCACTGGTGTTGGCGCGGCGCCGCGGGAGACGCTGATGGCCATCACGATCAAGAAGCTGGGGGTCTACACAAGCGCCGGCGTCAAAGCCGTTCGACTGAAAACTTGAGGAGTATCAAATGCCCGTTTACAACCGTCGCGCCATTGTGCCGCTGCAGGACGCCTGGATCACCAAGCAGGACACCGGCGAGATCGTCGGCGTCGAGATCGCGAACAGCCAGTTCCAGAAGAGCTACTTTCCCGGCATCGAGACCAACACCACGTTGAACGTGGACAACATGTTCGGGATGTCAGCCAGCTACTCAGAAATTCCCGTAGGACGCTCGGTCAACGTGCCGGCGGCAACACAGCTCGCGAGTTTCGCATCCGTGACCGTGAGCGGCACCCTGACCGTGTCTGGCGAGCACCGCGTGTGCGCCTGGCCGGCCTAACTTAAACCACCAGCAGGAGTCACACAAATGTCAGTCATCATCACGAACACGAACGTCAGTGTGTCCACGGGCGACATGCCCATCGTTGGCCTCGCAGCCGCCCAGGGTGGAACGGTCAGCCTCACTGGTGGTGCCTCCAGCACCGCCTCGAACGCGGGCGGCGCGGCCACGGTGGCCGGCGGCCTGCCGGGGGCCACGGGGGCCGGCGGGGCGGTCAACATCACGGGCGCGGTCGGGGGCACGACCTCCGGCGTCGGCGGCGCGGTCGTCCTCGCGGGCGGCGCGGCCTCGGCCAACAACGACAACGGTGGCAACCTCACCCTCGCGGGCGGCGCGCTCCACGGCACCGGAGCATCGGGTCTGGTGCGACTGCAAGCCAAGACGGTCCGGACGCAGGCGGCTCCGGGCACCTTCACCGCCGCGGCGACCCTGACCGCCGCCCAGACGCTCGGCGGCATTCTCACTGCTACGCACACCGTCACGGGTGCCACCATCGCCATGACGGTGCTCGACGGGACGGCCCTCAAGGCCGCCCTGGGCACGGTGGCCGCCGGCGACTCGATCGACCTGCGGATCATCAACATCGCCGCCGCCGCCGCGGACACCTACACGCTGACGGCCAACGCCGACGTGACGATCGTGGGCAGCCCGATCGTCTACGGCACGCACGCCTCGGTCTTCGGGTCGGGCGGCGCCACGTTCCGGTTCCGCTGGACGGCCGGCGTGACGTTCATCGCCTACCGCATCGCTTAAGGCGCGGTAAGTGGACTCCAACGATCTCCAGGACCTGCCCGAAGAGGTTCTGGAGGCGATGCGCGCCCCCGAGCAGCTCAGCAAAGAGCGGCTCGAACTGCTCGGAACCACGCTCGCGGAGAAGCGTGACGAGTCCGTAAAGGCGCGCAAGGAGTCCGGCATTGAGGACGTCTGGGCAGCCGCCGAGGACGCGTACCTCGGCATTGATGACACCAACCGGGGCGAGTTCGCGAAGGCCAAGTGGGCCAAGCCAAACTCGTCCTCGGGGCCGCTCACCACGAACGGCGGGCCGCGAGGCGGGGAGGTCAAGTCGACCGTCTTCGTGCGGCTCACGAGCCGGTACGTGGATGCAGGCGCGGCGAAGGTCGGCGAGATTCTCCTGCCGGTCGACGACAAGCCGTTCAGTTTCGACGCAACACCAGTTCCAGACCTGATCGCGGGCAAGACCAACAACGCACAGGTCACCATCAATGGGTCTCCCGCCGAGCGCGACCCGCGCCCCGGTGAGATCCCCGTTCAGCCTGGCACCGCGCCTCAACCAATGGGCGGCAGCCCTGTGGCGCTCCCCGCGGGCCCCGCGCAGGCGGTGCCAGGCTCCTCCGCACCGGGCGTTCCGCTCACCGTAAAAGACCTCGCAGAGGAGGCCGTAGACTTCGCCCAGCGAGCAGCGAAGCGCGCCGAGAAGAGGATCGCCGACTGGATGGCGGAGGCCCAGTACCCGGCCGAGATGCGCAAGGTGATCTTCGATACCGCGCGCATCGGGGTCGGAGTCCTGCGCGGCCCCTTCCCGGAGAAGCGCGTCTCCCGCGCGGCCGAGAAGGACCCGCAGACTGGCCGCGTGGTGATCCGCACGAAGACCTCGATCGTGCCGAGCTACGAGTGGCGCGACCCGTGGAACATCTTCCCGGACCGCGCATGTGGCGAGAACATCCAGAACGGCGAGGGGCTCTTCGATCGGGACTTCCTCTCCTACAAGCAACTGCGCGCGCTGAAGGGCACGCCCGGGTACATCGAGACCGCGATCAACAAGGTCCTCGAGGAGGGCCCGAAGGAAGGCAAGATCGAGGCCGGCAACCCGAGCGAGACCGGGGACCGGTCCAAGCACCGCTTCACGGTCTGGTACTACTACGGGTCGATCAGCCGGGCGGACCTTCTCGCCGCGGGATCGCTGAAGGCGGAAGACCAAACCGCAGAGCGCGCGCACGCGATCTGCACGCTCGTGAACGACACGGTGATCCGTGCGGTCCTGAGCCCGCTCGAGTCGGGCGAGTTCCCCTACCACGCGGTCCCCTGGCAGCGCCGGGCGGGCCACTGGGCTGGGGTGGGGATCGGCGAACAGATCGCGATGCCCCAGCGGATGATCAACGCCGCCACCCGGACGATGATGAACAACGCCGGCAAGTCGGCCGGGTCCATCACGGTGCTCGACCGCGGGTCGGTCGAGCCTGCCGATACCAACTGGGCGCTGACCCCGGACAAGCTCTTCTTCAAGAAGAGCGACGCGACGACCGACGATGTTCGGAAGGCCTTCGCGTTCTTCCAGATCCCGAACGCGACCCCGCAGTTGATGTCGATCGTCGAGTACTCGCTGCGACTCGCGGAGGAGAGCACGAGCATCCCGCTGGTCACGCAAGGCCAGAGCGGGCCGACCCAGCCCGAGACGTTCGGCGCGACGCAGCTCCAGAACAACAACGCGAACCAGCTCCTGCGCAGCATCGGGTACTCGTTCGACGACTGCATCACCGAGCCGGTGGTCCTGCAGTCCTACGAGATGCTGCTCCTCGACGACAGCGTGCCGGACGACGAGAAGGGCGACTGGACGATCAACGCCCACGGCTCGACCGCCTTCGTCGAGCGCGCGATACAAGACCAGACCATCCAGGCGATGGGCGCCTTCGTGAAGGATCCCGCCTACGGCACGAACCCGAAGAAATGGTTCGCAGAATTTATGCGGACCAAACACCTGAACCCGACCGTCTTCCAGTACACCCCGGAAGAGCAGGCCAAGATCGACGCCACGCCCGTACCCGGGGCGCCTGCGATCGAAGTCGCGAAGATCCGCTCGGCCGACGCCGAGAAGAAGATCGCCGCCGACGGACAGGGCGACCAGATGGCTGCCGAGGCCGCGAAGGCCGCCGCGCAGATCGCAGGCGAGGTGAAGATGCAGATCGCCGAGATCAAGAAGGCCGTGGACGAGATGCGAATTAAGCGCGACACGGACCGTGACACGGCGTACGTGCAGGCCGAGACGACCCGCACGTCGAACGAGTTCGACGCCCGGATGCGCGAGCTGGAGATGAAGCGCGAGCTGGCGCTCCTCGACTACGCCAACAAGCGGGAACTCAGTCTGGACACCGTGAAGAAAGAGTTGGCGAACACCGCCATGAAGCTGCGCACAGAGAAAGAACTCGCCGCCGCAGAGCGGGCGGCGGATGGCGCCGGCGGCAAGCAGCACGAGCCAGTGATCAAGCCCGTCGCGGAGTTGCCCGGTAAGGCGCCTCCGGGGCAGAGTTTCACAAAATGAAAATCGAGTTGCAGCCGCGATACCGAAAGGGAGACCCCATGGCTCAACCCCAGTACCTGCTCGTTGAGTTCTGGCGATTTCGCATTGCGTTTCTCGTCCGGCGGGCACCGGCATGAGCGACATCCTGATCCTCTCGACGGGCGAACGCCTGAGCCCCGTGTGGCGAAAGCTCCACGCGCACTTCAAGCAGAAGCTCATCGAATGCCGGGCACAGAACGACGGACCCCTCGACCCCACCGCAACGGCCGGGATGAGGGCACGCATCGCCGTCTACGCTTCCCTCTTGGAGCTAGACGAAGACCGACCTAATTTCGGGCAGGAGTAGGCCCGCACTGAATTCACTCCGGGGCGCTTCGGCGCCCGGGAGACCGCCGCCGCCAGCAATGACGGCATTTGTACGCGGTCCACGCCAACAAGCGCCGACCGTTTTAGTTTGCAGGGGAGAGACTCATGGCTGATGAAGACGAAGTGGTAGTTACCGTAGTTGCAGAGAACGACGAGGCATCATTCGACGAAGGATTTTCGGGTGCGCCCACGGAGAAAACTCCGCCGGCCAAAGAAGAACCCGAGACCCCGCCCGAGAAGCCGGCCCCGGAACCCAAGTACGTCCAGGTTACCGAAGACCAACTGAGCGCGTTCCTCGCCCAGTCCACCGCGATCGACAAGATCACGGCCGACAGCAAGAAAGCGATCGACACTGTCAACGGGAAATATGGCGAGCTTGCGCGCACGCTCTCGCAGCTCCAGAACGCCACGCCGGCGGGGTACGCCGTGGAGGTCGGTGACGACATCGTCAAAGACCTCGCGGAGGAATTTCCCGAACTGAGCAAGCACACCCTCACCGCCTTCAAGGCCTTCGCCGCGAAGCTGAAAGGGACGTCGCCTGCCGCCGCCGCCTTCGATCCGAATCAGGTTGTGCCACTGATCGCCACCGCGAAGCAGGAACTTTCGAAAGAAATCCTGGCTCTGCGTCATGACGATTGGGAGGAAGTCGTTGGGCTGCCGGACGCCGAGGGGAAAGCCCCCGAGACCGAGTACCGGAAGTGGCTCGCCACGCAGACCCCCGAGTACCAGGCGCAGATCGCCGGGTCCTGGGACGCGAGGTTTCTCGCCAAGTCGATCGACACCTTCAAGGCCAAGGCCGCCACTGACGCCGCTGCTGCGGCGAAAGCGAAGCCGAAGCCCGCCACGACGCCGTCCCCCCGGCAGGCAAGACTCGAGGCAGCAGTAACACCCAGAGGTGAGGGAGGGCATCCGCCCGGGCCCACCGAAGACGATGACTTTAACGCTGGATACAAGTCCGGCTAAACACTCAAGGAAAAACGCACCATGGCAATCCAAACCTTCGGCCTCACGACCGGCCGTATCAACAAGTTCAAAGGGCAGATCCTCGCGCACGCAGTGCCGATGGAGTGCCTGGGAAGGACCGGCCGTCAGGTCAGCTTCCCGAAAAATTCGAGCGACACCTACGTCGCGCGCCGGTGGCTGCCCTTCGGTGCCACCGCCACGAACGCCACGACCCAGAACCGCTTCTTCGTTGACGGCAACGGCGACCGCGCCGCGACGATGGTTCAGGATCACCTCACCCAGGAAGGCGTCACCGCCTCCCCGGACTCGATGGTCCCGGTGGACACGACTGTCGTGATGCAGCAGTACTCCTGCCTCTACGCCTTCACCGACAAGACGTTCGACCTCTACGAGGACGACATCCCGGCCCAGATGATCATGCAGGTCGGTGAGCGCGTGACGCTCGTCAACGAGATGATCATCTACGGCGCGCTGCGCGGTGGCACGAACACCTACTTCGGTGGCACGGGCACCACGACCGCGACGGTCAACGGCGGGCTCACGCTCGGCCTCATCCGCAAGATCGCCAAGAGCCTCCAGGCGAACCACGGCAAGCCGGTCAACAAGCAGCTCTCGGCCTCGGCCAACTACGGCGTGTCGCCGGTCTCGGCGGGCTATGTGGTGTACTGCCACACCGACCTCGAGCCGGACATCCGTGACCTGCCGAACTTCATCCCCGTGGAGAAGTACGCCTCGGGCAAGCCGCTGGAGAACGAGATCGGTTCCTGCGAGCGGTTCCGCTTCGTCACCTCCCCCGACCTCCCGTCGGTGCAGAACGGTGGCGCAGCGATCGGCGCGACGGGTCTCTACAGCACGACCGGCACCTCGCTGGACGTCTACACGGTCATCGTGACCGCGCAGGACGCCTGGTCGCAGGTCGCGGTTCGCGGCAAGGACTCGCTCAACCCGACCTACCTCGCCCCCGGCGAGAAGTCCAAGTCTGACCCCCACGGTCAGCGCGGATACGCCGGCACGATCTGGTGGAAGGCAGTCCTTCTCGAGAACAACGGCTGGATGGCGTTCGCCCAGGTCGGCTCGAAGAACCTCTCGTAATCACTGAGAAAGGGGTGGGGTAGTTCACCCACCCCGACCCTCGAGGAGAAATCTACATGCTCGACACACTCACCCGATACCTGACGAACGTGCCGGACGGCACGGAGCGGACCGCGCTTCGCGAGGTCCTGGCTCCGTTGTTCGACCGGTACTCTTCCCAGGCCACCTCAACTGCCGGCTTGGTCATCAAGACGGGCGGAAGCGCCCTCGCGAAGACCGGCGCGGTCGCGTTCGCCGGGATTGCCAATGGCAAGCCGGTCGCGATCGCCGCGTCCGTCGACATGCCGGCCCTCACCGGCATCAACGTCACCGCGGCGTACTTCAACGTCGCGTGCTTCTTCATCGACTCGGATTCCGTTGTTACCGCCGCGGGCGGGACGGAAGGCACGACCCTCGCGAAGGTGGTGTTCCCGCAGTTCCCGGTCGGCAAGGCACTCGTCGGCTACCTCGTCATCACCTACGCGTCCGCCTTCACCGGCGGGTCCACCGCGCTCGACACGGCCACCACGGTCTACGTCAGCCCGGTCGGCGCGTTCGATCCGACGGTCCTGATTTAAGGGCCGTGTTTTGCAGCAAGCCTACGGGCGGGAACCATGGCACGCAGCGTCGTTGCCGACCCCAGTCCCGTAGGGCGCAAGAGGAAGTAAACCAATGGCTCAGATCACTGTACTCGCCGGCCTCACCCTCTCCACGGTGAAAGCTGGTATCACCCAAGGCACCACCGACACCAACTTGCTGAACGCGACCACGACCGCCGGCTTCATCAACGGCAAGTGGGTCACCGCGATCGGCAACGCAACCACGGTGGCACCGATCATCGACATCAACACCGGCGTCACGTGCGTGCCGGTCACGAAGAACAAGGGCTGCGTGTTCGTCATCGGCCAGAATGCCGCGGCGACGGGCACCGTGTTCCGTGTCTGCCAAGGCCCGCTGGTCGATACCCACATCGGGATCACCACGACCCCGGGTGCGTTCATCGCCTCCCCGCAGTTCCCGGGCCTGCCGGACGACTTCATGCCGGTGGCCTACTTCGTCGCGCGTGCGGCGCCGAACACCAACCCCTGGACTTTCGGCGTGACCAACTGGACGGGCACGGGCATGACGTACTCGACCGTGCAGAACGTCGCCATCCTGCCGAACCGGCCGCAGATCGCGTAAAGCAGTCAACTTGAGTAGCACTCGAGGGGCCCCCGAGGGGGCTCCTCGTTTAATGGTCCCCTCATCCGAGGGCGCCCGTTTTCCAGAGGAGCAAGAACATGTCCCAGACCGACGCAGTCGCCAACCCCGTTCGCCGCCCCGGCCACGAACTCCACACGGACGACATCAAGATCGACCAGAAGCCCGTGATCGAGTCCCGGGAGGATCTCGAGCGCGAGGTGGTCGTCGCATCCAAGGGCCTCTCGAAGGACTACCTCGCCGCGCTCGCGATGGCCGAAGAGCCGATCACGATCCGCATCGAGCGCTCGGGCGAGAAGAACCCCGACCGGGTGATCCCCTGCTGGGTGAACGGCAAGGGTGCCGAGGTGCTCACCGACGGCGGCTGGCTGGCCCTCGGGCATCTGCCGGTGGGCGTCCCGGTCACCACGAAGCGCAAGTACGCGGAGGTCCTCGCCAACTCGAAGATCAACACCGTCAACACCCGCAGCGGCACCATGCAAGACGACGAGCCGCGCAACGATATCGAACGGTTCACCAGTCAGCGGGCGCCCTTCTCGGTCATCGAGGACAAGAACCCCCTCGGTCACGAGTGGTTGAGCCGGCTCATCCGGACGAACTGACCCGTGAACTTCCTCCAACTCGCCCAGCGTCTACGGCTCGAGTGCGGCGTCGGCGGCACCGGGCCGACGACGGTCGCCAGCCAGACCGGCGAGATGGAGCGTCTTGTCACCTGGATCGGTGCCGCATGGCAGGACGTCCAGACCGCCCACACCGACTGGGAGTGGATGCGCGCGAGCGCGTCCTTCACGACGGTCGCCTCCCAGGCGACCTACGCGCTGGGCACCATTGCCGGCACGGTCGGGGTCGCCGCGGCGAGCTTCGGCAGGTGGGCCCGGCACACCGGCCGATGCTACCTCACGGCGACCGGCACGAACGACGAGACGCACATCGACTGGCTGGGGTACGACGAGTGGCGTGACGCCTACCAGTTCAGCGCCATCCGCGCGAGCGACTCCCGCCCGGTGGCGTTCACCGTCACCCCGGGCAAGGGGATCGGGCTCGGACCGGTGCCGCTCGTCGGGTACACGGTCACCCTCGATTACTACACCGCCCCGGGGGTTCTCGTGGTGGACGGCGACATCCCCGGGATGCCCGTCGAGTTCCACCTCCTGATCGTCTACAAGGCGATGATGATGTACGGCGCCTTCGAGTCCGCCCCGGAGGTCTACCAGCGGGGCGAACTCGAGTACGGCAAGCTGATGGAGAGGCTCAGGCTCGACCGGCTGCCCGAGGTCACCATGGCGGGCCCGCTCGCATGATCACCCTTCCGCGGGTACTCTACGAGGCCTTCGAGATGAAGGGCGGGTGGGACCAGATCACGCCCACCCTCTCGCTCCCGCCGGGAGTGGTGAAGGACTGCAAGAACTACGAGTGCGCGCCCTCGGGCGGGTACGCGCGGGTCGGCGGGTACGAGCGGTTCGACGGACGCACGAAGCCGAGCGCAGCCAGTTACGTGGTCGTCCAGGTCGCCTCGTTCACCAACACACCCGCGCTCGAACTGGTAGTCACGCAGGCCGTCTCTGGCGCCTCCGGGACGATCGTAGCGCTCGGCGCCGACTACATGGTGGTGACCCTCGTCACTGGGTCTTTCGACGCGACCAACACGCTCTCGGTCCCTGGGCCGATCGCGGTCGGCACGGCGACCACCACGACCGTCACGATCAGCGCGGTCCTGAACGCCCAGTACCTGAACGTCGCGGCGGACGTGTACCGCGCGCTCATCGCGGCGCCCACCGGCTCCGGGGCGATCCGAGGCGTCGTGGCGATGACCTTCGCCGATGTCGACTACGTGTACGCCTTCCGGGACAACGCGGGCGCCACGGCCTGCAACATGTGGAAGGCGACGACGAGCGGCTGGAGCCAGATCACCTTCAAGAACGAGATCTCCTTCACGGCCGGCGGTACGGCAACGCCCGCCGACGGGGCGACCCTCACCCAGGGCGCGAACACCGCCATCGTGCGCCGGGTCATGACCCAGAGCGGGGCGTGGACCGGCACCGCCGCGGGACGGTTCATCGTTGACACCCCCGCCCCGGGCGACTTCGCCGCCGGCGCGGCGACCCTCACGGGCGGCGCGGCGGTCACGCTCTCGGGCGCGCAGACCGCCATCACGCTCCTGGCGGGCGGCAAGTTCGAGTTCGCCGAGGGCAACTTCTCGGGCCAGCTCGCGACCCTGCGCCTGTACGGGTGCGACGGCGTGAACCGCATGTTCGAGTATGACGGGACCACCTTCGCGCCGATCGCCACAGGCCTCACGACCGACACACCGAAGCACCTGGCGGTCCACAAGAACTACCTCTTCTGCTCGTCCCTGAGTTCGATCTTCTACCCCGGCGTCGGGACCCCCTACAAGTGGCTCGCGGTGGACGGCGGCGGGGAGATTGCCACGGGCGACACGGTGACAGGGCTCCTCACCCAGCCGGGCGAGCAGACCACGGGCGCGCTGGCAGTGTACGGCCGGTCGCGCACCTCGATGCTCTACGGGGTGAGCCCCGGGACGTGGAACTTCACGACCTTCAACACGAGCTCCGGGGCGTTCAGCTACACAACCAAGAACCTCGCGCAGAGCTACGCCCTCGACGACGTGGGTGTGATGTCTCTGGCCACCTCGCTCAACTTCGGTAACTTCGAGCAGGCCACCCTCACCAACGGGATCAAGACCTTCATCAACGAGACGCGCGCGCGGGCCGCGTGCTCGCTCATCCACCGGGGGAAGAGCCAGTACCGGATCTACTTCAGCACCGGGGACGCGCTCTACCTCACGATCGTGAACGGGAAGATGCTCGGCGTGATGCGTCAGTTCTTCCCGACCGCTGCGAACTGCGCGTGGACGAGCTTGACCTCGACCGGCGTCGAGAACTCGTACTTCGGCGGGGCCGACGGGCAGGTCTACCAGCTCGACATCGGATCGAGCTTCGACGGTGCGGACGTTGACGCGTTCGTCACCCTCAACTGGAACGGCATCCGCTCGCCGCGCATTCGCAAGCGCTTCCGTCACGCGAGCTTGGAGATGCAGGGCAACCACTACGCGGCCATCCAGTTCGGATACGCGCTCGGCTACGGGGCGGCCACGATCACCCAGCCGATAGCCGTCGCGTACTCGTCGTCCTTCTCCGGGGCGCCGGCCTGGG